GGTGAGATCGAACGTGCAGACCTGTTTGATATGATCGAGATGGAAGTTCATGTCGTCCCAAGACATTCCGCCGTAGAACTGGGTCTCGATATGAACTTTGAACTCGGCTAGGGTGCAGCCGAGAAGTTCAAATGTTCTGGCGGCTCGTTCCGCGCCGATGGCCTTCAAAACACCGCGTAAGCGGCACCGCAATCTGTTTGCCATATTCCTCTGCGGACGCTTGTGGTAGCCCTTTGCGTAGTCAGGATTGGCTTTGCGCCACTCTCGGGTGTATTCGTTGTATTGTCCGGCCAAACCTAACTCAGCGATACGTCGCCTCACCTTCTCACTATATTCCGCGCCATGCCGCTTCCAGTTATTCTTACGATTAGCTCTAATCTTTTCACGATCGCGGTCTTTTGTGGCGGCCACATACTCGTTTCGACGCTTCCTGGTGCGGGCTACGTCCTTGTGGTTTGATTTGTAGCAGTATCCTCGCTGCTTAACATTCAGAAGTTTTCGTTCCTCGGGGGATAAGGCGGCGCTTCGTCTGATTGAGCGGTCGCGCTCTTTGGCTTTTCGTTGTTCAGTCTGTTCAGGGGGTTCCTCGGCCCGCTTACGGGCATCACGTTCCCGACGAAGAAGAGCCTGCCGCGCCTTTGCTGCGGCAGCCTCCTCGGAAGTGTTCTTCTTTCTCACCCATGTATATATCAACCGGAATGTAACAGCTAACTATCTCGACTAAGCTGCTGTTACTAAAGGGTAAAGGCTAGATCAAATATTAATTGATACAGGCCGGTTGCGATCTGCACAGGCGCATAGACGTTCACCTGATTGGGAGACACTTGCTGGGTCGCTACAGTCTTTATGAACTGCGGCACGTCCTGAACCAGTCCGGCATCAGCCGCATTCTGATACTGCGCAATGACTTCCGAACGGATAGCTGTGGGGTTGACCGTGTTGGTGCCAGGACGGATCGGAGTCGCATCATCAACCAGCTTGACACGGGCGTACTTGGTCTGGAAGGCCGTTTTCCAGGCCGCGATGATCGCTTGCAGAGTGTAGAGCGTGTTCACATAGAAATAGCTGTTGTCAGCCGCACCACTCGGCGTCTTCTGGTAGGTCGTCGCCGCAATTTCTAAAATCACCTGACCAGCACTATTGGTTGTGAACGTTGTGATTCCGTCATACAGCAGGACATTCCGCATAAGGCGTGTGTAAACCGAATGCACCGGCGGGGCCTGGATGCCGGTCATCACAATAGCGGTCAGCGGCAGCGCTGGATCAACACGCAGGCTGTTTGCGCAAACCGCCGTGTAGCTGGCTGCAATGTTCGCAACCGTCGTAGGTGTGTCGCTGATGCCAAGAACTGCGAAATGTTGCAGATTGACCGTGGTTCCATAGCTCTGAACGCCAGCGTAAGTGTTTTTGTAGGCACTGAAGATGCCGCCGCCCGTATTGGACAGCCACGACCACGTCCCATTGATATCCGAAACAACGGCTTGCAGACTGGCGAACTGGCTGGCACCACTATACGGACTGGCAATGAAGGCGTATTGACCGGTCAGGGCGGAAAGGGCAGGTGTGAGGTTCGGGTCGGTGGTTCCGGCGGTAATTGTTGCAAAGGCAACAGATACACCGGCCGGTGTCGTCTGGCCGTTGATGGCGCCAAGATAGTTCAGGCGCAGGTCAATATCGGCAGCGGCGATGCCGCCATGCACGGCGGTGAATGTCACCACACCACCCGAGGTGGTAGCCGTGGCCGGGAGGGGCGGCTGGAGGGCCATGGCGCCCACGACGTTGGTAGCGATCGTGCTGGCTGAGTCGCCCATTGTGACGGCCACTGGGACCAGGGTGCCAGCAACATAGAGCGCCAGGGTGCCGGTGGCTGTGGCCGGGCCGCTCACCGTCATGGTGGAGACACCTTTGGCCGCAGCGGGGTCGTCAAACACTGGCAAGGCCCAGATTTCTGCGAAACCATCGTCGCCAAGGTAGGTGTTATACATGTTGGACAGCATCGAGCCGGGGCCGGTCATGGCATCGACAACCGCTTGGCTGGACGCCAGGAAGGGAACATTCGGTGGCGAGGTTCCGGACGCGAACATCTGCCCGATCAGGAGCGTTTTGAGATCAGCAACTGAGGTATTGGCGTTACTCGCGTCGAGGCTGAATGCGACAACCGGGGTGCGGTTAGACGACGGGTAGTTCGGCGGAGAGATTGTATTTGCCATTATTCGGCGTCCTTATGCTCGGTCTCATCCGCGACAGAAACGTCACCGTCGTTAACGAGACGCGCCCAGAAAAGATCGTGTGAGTTTACTTCGACGCCGGTCTGAGGGATAAACTGACGGGTATATGGATTGCGGATTTTGAGACCCGCCTTCGGAACAATGAACAAGTTAGGATTCCCTCAACCATGATTAGGGATATTTAGCGATTGGTCGCTCAGGACTGAATGATTGCTATACCGAGTTCAACCACCGGAACGATACCCGCCGCGACGTCGGCTTGGGTCTGATTGTAAATGTCAATCTGCGTCAATGGCTGGCCAGCTACAGTGAAGCCGTCATTCTCGGTGATCACGGCCGCTAATACCATTTCCAATTGCCAAAAAATGCGCGCGCGATCCATGCCGAGCAGATGGCCGCCGCCATACCGCAGGCCCTGATTGGCGCGTAGCTGGCCGGAGGGATTCCAGTTCAGAATTGCTGCGAAGACAGCGTATTTCAATTCTTCGATTGAAACGGCTGCGGCTTGGCCACGGCGATCCGCTGTATTGTCCGCTTGGATGACGATCGCAATACGCTCTTCGACGGTTTGGCGCAGACCCCAGCCCATATTTTCGTTGTTATCAGGGTCATCCGCTAGCGGGTAGATGAACGCTGCCGGGAGCGGGAGAGAGACAACCGTTTCCAATCCCTCGACGTATGACGCGGCACCCGCCACATTGCCGTTGAAGGCTGGTGCAAAGGCTTTTAGCTGGGCGATCACGGTCGATATGTTCATGCCCTACCCGCTTTCTTGAGCGTTTTGAGGTCGATACTGCGTGCCAGCGCTTCCTGAATGCGTTTTTCAAGCTGTGGTAGTTCTTCTTCAAGGGCTGTTGACAAAAATGGATGTTCAAAAGAGACGCGCTTGGTTTGAACGACACCTTTGGCGCCACCCTTCTTATGTTCGCGACCGATCGTTTTCGAACCACCCTTGACATTTCCCTTTTTCCCGCCGCCGCCCTTGGAGCCGTCTTCGAGGAAAAGGGCGTAAAACGCCGCGCCGGTCTCTGACGTATTTGCAGCCTCATCGGAGATGATCACCTTGTCGCCCGTCATGCGGACTTTCAGGGATCGCGCCAGTCTGCCGGACCGGCTCATCGGTGGACTACCCGCAACAGCGCCCAGCACCTTGCCATTCTTATCCATGCGAGGCAGCCCGCGCCCGATCAAAGCTCTTGCTGTGGCAGCGATTTCTTGTCCTGCTTGCCGCAGTATCTTGCGAAGCAACTTCTTGTCCCAGGTCAGTTCGACAAGCGGGACGGTGATTGTGAGAGCAGTCTTCCGGCCGCCTGTGATGGTGCCTGACATCAGCCGGTGCGCTGCTCTTCGATGGCGTCAACGCAGGTAAAGCGCTGGCGCCCTTCCCATTCGGTCACCCGGAACACCCGATAAAGGGTCTGTCGCATGGTGCCATCTGGGCGTTGAATCGTGGCCAGAATAACGTCGAAATAGTCAAGGTTATCGAGCCAACGGAACAGTATCCGATGCGTCGGTCCTTTATCGAGTTGTTCGCCTTCAATGAATGTCTGGAGTCCAAGCGGTTTGATCGAGGCATAGACTCGCAGCGGATTGATGAAGGTTTCGGTGATGCTGGTGCCAGAGTCAGGCGTCTGTAATCGCGTTGCCAGAGTCACCAGGAAACGCATATCACCAAGATGGAAATTGTTCGGGAAACCAGTCGATACCATGACGGTATTTAGGCCGAATAGAGGTCCGACGAGCCACCGTACTGGAACACCATATACGGTGCGAGCAGCGCTTCTGCGCCGCTGGACCATAACGCGCCGTCTTGATCACCGCGTTGCTCGAACAGCCGGGTGGTCAGCAACATAATGGCCTGCCAAATCGGCATCGGTACATTGGCGCCGGTCGTGGCGTATCCCGAAGTGTAATTGATCGTGAGGTGATCGACGTTCGGGTTAAATTCGGCGAACGTCAGCATCTGCACGCGTGCCGGATCGGATTTCGTATCCGCCAGATAGTCCTGGCCCAGGGTTAGCACGGTATCAGACTGACCCCATGCGCCGATTGCCATGCTATCGACACTGACCGCGCTGTGCGGGCAGTGCAGCCAGGGCGACTGATAGCTGTTGAAATAGTTTTGCAGCGTGACCGCCAAACTGAAATAAATCGGCAACCGTGTATCCGGGGTCAACGTCCATTGAATGGACCGTTGCAGAAAATAGCGATTGGTCGCGTTTTCCGCGAGTTCGGTTGCGGCTGTCCCGTAGATCATCAACATATCGTCGCTGTCGTTTCCGGTGATGTAGGCGTGCCGTCGCAACACCTCGATCGGGACCGGACAGACGGTCGGCGTTGTGGGGATCAGGCGTGATAACATCAGACCCGCTTCCGGACGGCCTTGCCGACGCCCTTGGACGGCTTGTAGGCTTCGGTCTTGCTGACAGGTGCGGGTGGTGCGTCAGTGGCTTGTACAGCCACCCCAGCACGCACCAACGAAGTTGCCACCTGATCGGGGACGTCGGCTTCGGTGCCGTTTTGATAAGCACCGAAGCTTTGGTTGAACATCAATCGCATTAGCTGATCGGCAGACCAGACGCGGATGATGCAGACGAAGCCTGCACATTGGCCGCTTGTGTGTAGCGATCGGTACCAGCAATCGCGGACGGCACCCAGGCGGTTGTGTCCAGGACCGCTGCACTGACGTTATGAGCCAGGGCAAAATCCACGGCACTCGTGGCCAGGAATCCGCAGAGATTCTGGCCCCAGAGGTTGACCTGCGTCCCTCCATCATTCAGCGAGCCTTCGGTACTCATTGCCACGTCGTACGAATACGCATCAGCGATGATGAGTTCCTGCGGATTCGCGATGATGATCGGCACAACGTTCGACGCTGTTGACGCTGCAAGCTGGGTGCTTGTGTAGATTTTATTGCCGTTCAGCGTCGGCACGGCTTGGCTCAATTCCTCACGGAAGGGGAAGGTAAAGCCATTGGTGACGGCCTTGAGGGCGGTGACCACATTCGGGTGCGTGAACAGCACGAACGGCGGCTGTTCGTTGTTCCCGCTCAGGACCATTTCGAGCGATGCAAGATCGTTTGCAATGCTCTGCCATGTGACGGCGGCGCTAATTGTGGTCGAGGCAAGCGTATTCGCCACCTGCGGAAGGATTCCGAGTGGCGTATTCGAGGTGCCAGGGCCGACCAGGAAGGTGTAATCCTCCTTCAAGGCGATACGGCGAACGATCTCATCTACCACAAGCTGCCCAGTATTGATCGACGGGAACTGTAGCTCTTGTTTGGTGAGGTACACCAAGGCGCCAAGCTGATGCCACGACATCTGGATTACATCCAGGCCGGGCTTGCTAACTGGCGTCTGTGCGCCTTCCGAAAAGAAGAACGCTTGCGCTCCGGCAAATTGACGGAAAATTGTTTTGTTGCCACGTGGCATGTCAACGACTCGGGCGCCAGCGAGGCGTACGATGCTCTTGGCACTCAGCATCTCGATGACCTCGGTCACCGCGTCCTGGACGATCGTCGGCTCAGTGGTATCCATGGCGCCGACTGCGGCCTTGGCGACGGTTTCGTCACCCCAGGTGCGGACAATCTGATCATAAGCGTGGCGCTGGCCATACACTTTTGAACTGCCCATGCCCCAGACATACGCGCCGAGACGCTGTGCCGGGCTGAGCTTGCTGCGCTGAATGCGATTGATCATCGGGGCCTTCGGAGAAGCGAAGATCGACTTGCGGGACTTTTTGCCCTTCTTGTCCTCGTCGTCTTCGTCCATGTCCTCGTCGTCGTCTTCGGCCTTGGTTTCGTCTTTGACGTCGTCTTCCAGGGTCTCTTTACGGGCGATAGCACGCTGAATTGACTTTTTCTGCTTGTCGTAACCCGCAAATTCCGTGTCGAGGGCAGCGGTATCTTCACCTGCGGTCTCTGCGACGGAAATCGCCTTGTCGATTTCAGTGAGTTTTGACTGGCAAGCGTTCAAATCCCGCTTTAGTTCTTTGAGTTCAGACATTATAGACCCCGTAAAATGGAGAGATTTGAGCAACTGTAGGCTATTTACTAAGATAACCTGATTGATCGGCTGCGCCATGCTGCGAGGCGGGACCGCTGGTTTACCCCCCCCGACGTGTCCAGGCTCGCGGCAACTACATCCGGGACGACTGGCGATGGGATGAGATAGGAGTCTGGGTTGCACGGAACTGTGCAGACACTACTTTCCAGCATATAACTGGTCAGAAAATCTATTCCGTCTGTGGCATTTAGCTCAAATGTTTTCGGAATAAAAGTGATGCTGATGCCCATGACGCCGCGTTTGATCAGTTCAACCGCCGCTCTGGCATTAGTGCCGACACCGGCTTCGTCGAGATCAGTGAAGAACTCAATCGTGCCGATGATTTCATCCCCAACAACACTCATGTCGATCGTTTTTCCGATCCCCCATGAGTGTAAATCGTGATGGGCCAACACTATCGGGTTGCGGGTGGCATAGTTTTTGAAATCGACGCCATCAGGAAACACCCGATCGCCGGAAAGATCAGTGGCTTTCGACGAGAACACAAACTTTAGAACATTGCTGGCTGGCGTCGGTTCGAATGTGTAAGACTCCTTAGCGACGGACAGATCGTTTGTCGCAGCCTTGCTCACAACGGCGTCACGGAACTCTTTGGTGGTTATCGTTTTCATGTGTCATTTCCATCCGGTTCGCCGGGGTTGTCCGCTGCGAGATCGGCCGGGGGGGGTGGGTTTCCGCCCCTGTTGTTGACGTTGACCGTCCGGGCCTGATCAACGAAATCATCACCACCCGGACGTGGCGGCAAGCCTTCCTCGGCGCGCGCTTCGTTCGGGGTGATAACATGGCTGGCAATACCGGCCGTGTAGCCCTGGAAGCGCTGGATTTTATCGGCCCGGAGCAGCGCCGAGGTGTCGAAAAGAAAGCGGTATTCACCCCTAACCGCGCCACCCTCTGGGATTTTGCGGCCGTTTGGATCGAACAGAAGGCGCTGGTTCAGCAGTTCTTCGAACGGCGTGATGATGTTGAGCAGCGTGCCATCAACGTAGCTCCGCATGTCGGACTCAAGGTTCTTATAGGTCTCGGTGTCGCCGGTCGCTATGCCGAGGAGCGCCGCAGGTACACCGAGGAGACGACATACTTCTGCGTCTATATGAGACCTTGCTTCGAGTAGCTGGCTCTCGGCTGGCGTCATCGTGAACTTCTCCAGCGTCGTCCCGCTGTGCATGATCGGCGGCTTGCCGCTGTTCTCGATGCCACCCATGCGTTCAATAAAATCGTTTTGGGTTTGGGCGACTTGCGCAGCAGTGAGCTTCAAGGGCGAGGCGATGACGAATCCGAAGGATGCCCCGGACTTGAACGTCCGCGATGCCAGGGTTTGAGCCGCGATACCAAGGCCAAACAGTTCAGAAGCGGTGCTGATCACACTTGTTCCGCGCACGCCGTCCAAGCTCTGGCGCCGGATGTGGATCATCTGGTCTTCGTCGATGGTGCGCCGGGCGGTGTATTCATCAGACTTCGAAGTCTGGTAGCCTCTGAACAATGGATTGGTGCAGACGTAGCTGAGGCTGCCATCCTGGCGCTCAATGATATTCGTCATTTTACCGACCGGCATTGGAATAATAGCTTGCGGAACGCCGTTCTTACCTAGTACAATAACGGCGTAGCCGTTACCGAGGGCCATGTAGCTGAATACAATGAGATACCGCATCTCATAGCCAGTTTGTCTGCGATTGGGTCTGTTCAACAGGGTCAACAGCGGATGTTCGTCCACCCGGACGTACTGGCTACCTTGTTTCTTTTGTAAGATGATAGGCAGCTTGGCGACATCGGATGCGATACGGTCGAGACAAGCGGCGGCAGAACTGAGTTGCAGCACGCTGCCGAGATTGACGGTGACGCCAGTGCTGGAATACCCGCCCGAACTGGACAAAATTGTGGACCAGCCGGGTCCGTAACCCGCTAGTCCAGATATGTCCTTCTGGACAAGTGAAATGATGTGGTCGTTATCGTCTGTCATGCCGATATTTAGGGAGAAGTCACATGAATAGGCTCGGCATGGTATCCGCAGGACCTGCCTCTATAGCCAGCGCGAGGCTCATAATGAGTGCGATGGCCGGATCGATCTTTGCCGAGTCCTGATTTGGATTGCGATTTGCCTTGACGTTGAGGTTTTTGTCGTAATGGCCCACGCAATTTCCGATGGCCCACTCCAAAACCGGATCGCCATTATGGACAATGCGCCCGGCCATCATCGCAGCCTGCAATTCTTTGGTCGGCTCGCTCATGCTGGCGAGCGTTTGTCTGATCTCGACACAGTTCACACCCTCGGCACCCAAGCGCTGGCTGAGTTGGGTGGCATTCCAGGGATCAAACCCCAGCGACAGAACATTAAACCGGCTGCACAAGTCCAGAATGTCGGCCTCGATCATCTGGTAATCTGTCTCGTTGCCATCGCCCAGGACCAAATGGCCGTCTTTGGCCCACACCGGATAGTAAGCGTTCCGGCCATCCAGCAGCGCTGCTTGATTGAGATAGTGCCGCCCGAATACATGGTAGATGTTGCGGCCATCTTTGATCGAACTAAACACAATACTGACGCTCGCGAGGTCAACCTTGCTGGCAAGGTCAACAGATATCCAACAATCTTGATTTTCGAAGGAGCCAAGCGTCAATGTTGGATCGGCGCAGGATCGCCACGCACGGGTGCTGAACAGGCTTTCGTCCGCGCCTTGCCACACATTCAGGTGGCGCGTCATGGCCGCAGATTCTTGTGCCGGATTGTTGCGAGCCTGCTTCATGATGGCCCGGATGGCGTCGGGTTGGACGGACACACCCCAGCCGGGATTGGCTTTGATCCAGGAACTTTCGACCCAGGGATCGTCTTCCTCATCAATCGTGTAGATCAACGCAAACAGCCGGTCATCGTCCTGATCTTTGTTCAGCACGCGGACCGCGTAATCCCAAAGTGTTTTACCGATACCGACGTTATTGGCTGTCGCCGTACTGATGCTGATGAGGATTGGATGTTTCCGCTTACCTGTTGCGGTGAGCAGGACATCGTAAACTTTGGAGTCGATGTGACTGGCGATTTCGTCGCACACGGCTATGTGGACGGACAGACCTTCAAGGCTACGGGCCGCAGAACTGACGGCGATGCACTTGCTCGCGGATCGCGTCTGGTAAATCGAATGGGCACCCACCGTGATGCTGAGGCTCTTAGCGAGGTCGGAAGATTGCAGCACCATCTGACGGCACGTATCCCACAGCAACTTCGCTTGGTCCCTCGAAACTGCCGCTGCATACCCCTCAGCGCCACCTTCCGACTCTGCGAATGTCGAATACAACATGAGCGGTGCCATGCCGGTCGTTTTGCCCGACCCGCGAGGGACAAAGATCACCGCCTGTCGATATCGACGTGTGGTTGTACCGCGTTCCACAAAGCCGTAAAGGTTGGCGATTACGAACTTTTGCCACAGCATCAGACGAAGCGGTTTGCCAGCTTGTGGACCCTTGATGTTTGGGAGCAGTTCAGCAAACCGCATGACCCGTTCTGCGAGGTCTGGGCGGAACTCCCATGTCGAGTCCGGCAGCTTGGCTGCTTCAAGGTCAGACAGAAAGCGCTCGGCTGCGCGATGCACAAGCTGACACGCTGGGACGGTATTGCTCAGCACGTCCTTGGCATATTGGACCGCCAGGGCGACAGTCACTTAGTTGAATTCAGCGAACGGATTATCCGGCATGGCTTCGGGCGCTGTGATCTTGCTGCGATCCGATGGGGTTAATCCCATGCACGATAAGCATGACATCAAACGCCCGATCTCAGCCGCAGTGATATGGCGTCGGCGCATCTTTGCCAGCAACAGACAAGTCGTCTCAACGATATGACGATCAGCCTTGGTCAGCACGCTCGCTGGCGCATTCCGCTGCAACTCAGCCCACACGAGCAGTTCGTCGGGCCGGAAATAATCCGGCGCTTCACCTAGCGGATGGGTTGATTTGATCACCTTACCGGGACGCTTGCGCGATGGGTGCATCGCGGCACTGTTGTTCAGATGTTTGATTTCGATCGAGGCTTGACGGGTCATGACGCTATGTATTTCCGAAGATGAAGGCCGGTTTTGTAAAAGTTTCCA